ATCTTGTCCGAGTACTTTCATCCATTTTGCTACTTCTACGAAACTGTATCCTGTAATTTTTGAATTAGTTGAAAATACTACATCATCTCCGAAACATGTGAATCCTACATCGCTAGTGAAATTGTTAAGTGAAAGATTTTTAGTGATTTTACGATAACACCACCAATGGTACATGAAATTTACAATACAATTAATTACGGTGGTCATAGGATTTCCTGATGGATTTCCATGTTTAACTAAATGAACATCTGAATTACTTACTTGATAGGTTTGAATATACTCTGACCATAAAGTTGTTGCTGCAAGTTGATCTATCCCTGAAATATTTTGAATTGTTCCAATAACTATATCTCCCGCTGCTTTCATGAAATCTGCTCTAAGTGATCCGTCATATGCTGAATAATCTGCGTCATAAAATTCTTCTCCCTTTGATGCTAAATATTTTGCTAAGATAGTCCATTCTGTTGACATTGGATTAATTCCTACTGAATGATAAAGTGATTTTCTCTTTGATTGCCATACTTCTTTGAATTTTCCGAAATACATTCTTGATAATATTGCTGTTTCATATGGTACTGCTGTAAATAATCTAGTTTTTCCTACACGAGCTTTTGCAATTGGTCTTGTCTCATCCTTAAGACAATTTTTCCATATCGATACCATACGTTTTCCCTCTTTCAAAAGTTCATTCTTACGTTCGACTACTTGAGCTAATTTTCTACCATGAGCTACATCTCTATTAATTGTATACATCTTTCTACCTGATTCTTCTACTCTAATCTTAACATATGCATTCTTCTTCTTACCTGGAGTTGGTCCAACTTTTGACCAAGGTTCTCCTGCTGTTGTTGTCATATTCAAAGGTTCTGAGTCTAAATAATCAATTCTACCTGATAGTGCTTCTTCCTCTGTCATCATTGAAAGATCTTCTCCCTGCATTTCGAAAGTAAATAAATTTATCATCTGTTCTGACATATCTTCTAATTCTTCTTCTATTCCTTCTACTGGTTCAAAAGTTTTATGATATTTACAAAGTTGAGTGTATAATATATCTGGTTTTCCATAAGCATTTAATTTAAGTTGACTAGTGTCTTCTACATCTTCAATACATGTTGGTGCTGGTACTGATTTAATTTCAAATGTTCCTATAAATGGATGTTCTACTAATGATGATTGACTACCTGGTGTTGTCTTAAGTATGT